AACGTAGTTTGAGAGCACTGGTGTCGCGGCGCAAAGATCACGGTATGACATGGCGACGCCTCGCGTCCAGTCCTGGAAAGCTTCGCGCCACTCAAGGGACCATCCCATTTTACACAGCGCCCGTCGCGCATCGGGTACGAGCAGGCGTCGTTCGGCGCCAGTGTGGTCCAAAACACGCGAAACAACCGAACCCAAAAAACGTGCGCCAACGATGCCACGACTCGCACCGCCCGTGATTGAAAACCCAACCTCGGCAATTTTGCTGCGAATTTCTTCGACCCGTGGGCCGAGCGGTTCGCGCGCGAGAATCAGTGAATCGTCACCACAGACCAGGATAACTGCGGAAATACCAAGTTGTCTGCAAGCACGCCGCATCATGATCCCGTTCATGAACGAATTTTCGCAAGAAGTGTTGGGATCGCCACTGTTGCGGCGGCCCTCAAAGGCGAACTTGCACACCGCTCGGCGTCCAATAAGGAATTGTGCTTTGCTGCGCAGTTGTGCCGTCAGGGTGTAGCGCGACAGGTTGCCGAAAGCAGACGAGTAGTCGAGGAGCGCATGGAACATCGAATGGGCGAGTTGCAGATGTCGCATTTGAAAGCGTGAGTCAAATTTTTCATAGTCAAACTCAGCCACATTGACGAATCCTTGTTTTTCGAGGTCGTGCAGCGCATCACCGATGTGTTCTCCTGTGCATCCGCTTGCATAGATCAGAGGCACATCGTTCATCGCATTGACGGGATTGTCCATGCTCCACCAAGATTTCAAGAAATTGCCATAAGCATGCATCAAAGGCCCGAGTGCGACTTGTGCTTCAGCACTGACGGATGAAATCCCCCTTCCTGCGTAGGTTGAGGTGGTGAGGTCCTTGGTGAGTTTTTCCGTTTTTAGGAAAAACTTCCTATCAAACCACCTTGCATCGAATCGCCCATTCTTGATGTTATTCAAGGCGTGTATGTGGGCGATCTGCTTGCCACGTGGAAAACGGGCGTTCCAGTGTGTGAACGGTGTCGCTCGAATGCGCTGGGCTCCTCGGGCAACGCGAACCTCGTCAACAAATTCATTGATGTAGGGGAGAAGCTCTTCGATGCGTTCTGCAGGCAGCGGTGGCACCAGTACACGTCCGAGAAGTGTGCTTTGAATCGATGCGGGCGAAGGCTTCGTGACAAAAGGCATCCGATCAACAAAGCCTATCGCAACGAGTTGTGGCGCCAGCTTCGTCGGTTCAGGAAACAGTGCAACACGTTGGCCATCGATGAGCGTAAATTTGACTCTCGGGTCAACTTTCGCTTCTTTACGCGCTTCTCGAGTCGGACACGCAAAGGGCAAACACTTGCTTTGCCAAGGTCGGCCATGGCGCCAGGTGGTTTCAACGTCCGTCGCCAGCAAGTGTGTAAGAGCATCGCGTGCTCTGGGAGTATTGTCGCATTTGGGACAGTAGACGTGTGTGTACGGTTGCGTGACGCGCACGAGTAACATCCCACACGTTGGAACGAGGCAGCACGTACCCTCTCGTGGGCATCGATGACGTCCTTGCGATGCGACACCGCACGCCTCGCAATGCGGCATACCTCCAGAAAGGTTGGGGAAGCGTCGAGGAAGATTGACAAAATCGTCGGCGTCGCTGCTCTGTTCCGCGGTGAACGTCAAGCGCGCACAACGATAGTCTGCGGCCGTCGGCTCAAGCTTGAGAACGTGTGCCATCATGCGGATGAACAAACTGCGAGCATCCCCAGCCGCGCCATCGAACGCGCATCCAAGACGGTGGTAGGACACAGTCGCGATGTTGCTGACGGAAGCATCACCGTCACCCTCTGTTCCCGCCCAGTATGCGTAATGGTATGAAACTGGGTGGATCACATCTGGCCCCGAGAACACTTCGCTGAAGGCGTCGACGCGCACACGCCACACTTCCCTGCGGAGCGTCGGTATCACGCGGACAACGCCATCCCGATAAATCTGGGCGTCAATTGGCGGTCGAGTTAGCAAAATGATCCTTTCCATTCCACACGTCGGCCTGGAGCCAATGAAGTCAGAAGGTCGTAGCTCAGAAAATGTGACATGGGAATCGCCAACCATGAAGTCGATCTGTTCTCGTATGTCGGGGCGGAAAACATGGGATCGAATCGCGGGGAAACGTTCATACGTGAGGATCTGCTGCCACTCGCCCACACGATGCGCCGGGATTGGAATTTCCGCATTGACGACAGGGTCCGCCTCGAGGATGCAGTTGTCGTACAACCGCATGTAGCGCGCGAATGAATCAAGCGTCGTACGCACAGCTCCGCTGAAGCGTAAGGCGTGTGAATCGCGCGAACCACCGTCGAGCGGGGGCAAGCAACGCTCAAACCTCGTCCAAAGTCGCTCCGCAGCATCGCTCACAACAGTGCGCACAGCATTGATGCATTGCACACAACCACTCGGTGGATCGGCTGTGGGACCGTCACATTCGCCAAGGAACACCGCCTCGTCACGCTCCGCGTTACACATAGTGTCCCATGCGTCAACGTCGGTGTATGAACGGTACAAGGACAGGATCGCGTATGCCATACCGGAGCAACAAGACTGTTGAGTGTAAAATAGCTCGTTGTCGTCAGCACATTCATCAAGCGCGTCAACCAGATCCGAATGGGTGTAGTCATGGCGTGCGCGGTGGAACGGATTGCAGAATGCTGTGCTCAAACGTCGAACGTGAAAGTCGGTGGCACGTGCGAGACGGGTGAGCAGGTAGAGTGCTTCGCCACCCACCACCACCACGCACAGTAAGCAGCCGACATTCTCTCCGTGTCCCTCGAGAACCATCTTGCCTTCCGCCAAACCGTTGCTGTGTCCAGGGACGAATATGGGCCCGGGCTGATCATTGGGGCAGGCTCGGGCTGTGACGATGCTGCGTCGCGCCATGGCGAACTTGTACATGTCGGCTTGGAGTGCGGCCATCGCTTCAGCATCATTCTTGATGTCATCAAGTTGTTTATTGATGACTGCAGTGCTGAGCATGATCGTGACCGTGTGGTTGATCTCGACGGCCGGCGCGGTGGGCGAGATGCATTTCTGCACAATCGCGGCGATAAGGTCGTGGTGGCGATGGGCACGAATCTCGTTGAGCATCACATTGTCGTAGCAACTCAGCAGGAAGATGTTGATTGGTGCGCCGACGACGTCGCCATCCATTGTGCTGGTGTATGCAGGGTCAGCTGGGGTGATCGTCACATTGTCAAAAATGTCGGTGTACTGTTGTAATAACCGGAACCACATGTTCGTACGGACAATGGGCGCGACGTGCCCGGTTTCAAAGTCGACGTCGACAAGAAACGTGACGTCGAGATCCACACGTGAGACGAAACGCTTCCAAACCACCTGGCCAATCGACCATATCGTTGCAGTAGCGACAACGGAGGCGAACATAACGTTGCCGATCACGCCACACCACCGCAGTGTGTAGGCGACACTGGCACAACGCATCACCTGCCGGGCAGCCCTGGCGATTGACGTGCGCATCCGCGGATTGCGGCGCACAACACACATGGGGTGTGGAGTTGCTGCAAAGATGTACCCATCAACATCGCGGATTGTGTTGTTGGCTGTTGCTTGGTGGTCAAAGAAAGGACATCCCGCACCGTTAAGAAGAAAGTTGAGCACGCGCGTAAATCGAACGCAACCAGAGGACACATCTAAACGCAACCATTCTCCCGCAAGAGCGCGTGGCACAACGTCGAAACCCGGTGTGATCGGTGGTGTGACAGGTCCCGCTCGCGCGCACAACATCGCGTCATGTGCAACATGTAGCGGGGCCGAAGAAGAGACGACGGTCGCGCTTGGCGAAGAATCCGCAGAAGCTGTGCTGCTTATTGATGCGGTGGCGGTTGTCGGAGGGCAAACAGCGGCTGCACTGCGCAAAGCTTCGAGTACCAGTGCGGTGTCGCGTGGTGACAAATCGCCATTCTTCTCGCCGATGTCCGCCGCGCGCGTGTAGATGATGCCGTCCCTGGGTGATACCATTGACCCGGTTGTCGGCATCAGAGGTATGTAATGCTTCTGCATCAACCGCGCGATCATGAGCGGACCAACGCCAAACCCTAGTACCATCCGATCTGGTGTGCTCAACGTTCCTTCAGCATCTTCAACGCCATCATTCACGCGAATCTGGAAGTGGAGGCGCAACACAACGGCGGCGACGCAGACTTCGACGGTGTTTGGCATGGCTCCATTACCTGCCATGTTGAGCCATTTCTCAACTTCATCACGATCGGCAAGATTTGGAATCCGCGCGCGTTCTGCATCGTCCAGTTCGGCGATGATGTCGGAGAGTCGGCATCTCCGTGACTCAAACATCTTGTCGTTAATGGTGTAGGTGGCGAAAACAAACTCATGCCCCAAGAGCGGAAAACCATCACGGATGCGCGCCAAAACAACTGCCCTCAGCTGTCTGGCTGTTGTGTTCACAGGCAGGTCGAAGTATAAGGCGGAAACAGAACACAAGATGGCGTCGTACAGACAGTTATTGTCGCGGCCATGCTCGGCGTAAGCATCAGGATGCATGGCTCGGCGTGGGTCCAACGGCTGGACGATCGGCGCATACGGGAAATACCGTGTCCTGTTGGAAAACAGCTGTTTCTTCCGCGCGAACAGAGCCGTGAGAGCATCGTTGATTGGCACATGGGTCCCGTTGAAATTGATGGTTGCTGTGCCAGTGAAATTGCAGCACGCACGATCACCGTCCATTGTGATGCCGAAGAAGCCATCTTTTGGTTCCGCAAGGCGTACGAAGAAGTCGCCGGGAACGACGGCACGCACTGCTCCAGCAGACAGTGACGGTAGTGGGCGCGCAACACGCGTGATGGTCTTGTGCAGTTCTGTGACTGCGCGGTGCTGATCAGCTGCTCGTCGCTTGGCGTGTCGTTCGAGGTGTCGCATACGACGTGTTTTCGTTCGCAAATCGATCTTTTCAAGCGCTGCCAAACGACGGGTGGCTTGACGTGAAGCGCGTTTCAACGTGGCTGCTTGCAGTCGCGTGATGATTTTGGTGTGCCGCCGCGCTTCTCGTGCCGCTTCGACTTTGAGCCGCCGTTGTGCTTGTTCGAACATCGCTGCGCGTCTCGCGAAAATGCACTTCCATTGGGCTTCATGCATCTGCAGTGTGCTTGCGGATTGGAGCATAGCATCGTGCATGAACACAGAACGTGGTGCGGCACCATCGTAGTATGCCTCGTGCAACGCGATGGCGCTGGTTCGAGCCTCGATCAGCTCACTGCGCAGGAGGCGCGTGATTGCAGTCGTGGCGAACGTCGAGCGCACGTCGACAATGCGGCTGCCCGTTGGTGTCTCAAACCTTGCACAACGACCGACCACGATGACCGAACGAATTCCTGCGACCAAAAGGGCGGAATGTTCCCGTGTGTCATCGTGCACCGTCGGAATGTCAGAATCATCGCGTTTTTGAATCCAGACACGGTGGGGCGGGCGGCTTCGCAGACTTCGGGGTTGGGGAGCGAGCGTCAAGGCTCCAACTGGTTTATTGGACGCGTTCGTGTTCCGAGCGGGCGTCAGGGCCGGTTTCTTGTTTTCAGACGCAGGCAAAGAAAGTTGCTCAGACACGCGGTGGTCAGGGCGTGCACGACGTGTTGTCGCTAGTTTATTTAATGACCTTCCCCCGCTACAAGTTGAGTCTTTTGGAATATCAACTTGTAGGCTGCGGCTTTTTAACACTGCGGTGAGCTGGTTGCCAGCATGAGCGCAGCGAGCCTGAACGCCATCTTTACACGTAGAACGTGACATGAACGTCTTCATCGGCCAGCCTGGGGGAACGAAACAGCTCTTTGTGCGGGAGCGTGACCGCAGGAACACGGGCCATAACGCAGGCATGAGGCGAGTCCATCGAAGGACCAACGGACTTCCCTATGAACAAAAACACTTCATAGGGGCCAAGCTTTTCAGGGGTACCGAGACCCCACTGAGCAGCGGTATAGCATACGGAGAGCTGGATTGTGCTTGGCCGTGGATCTGGTGCGATGCACAAGCGGCGCGAAACACATTACCACGAGCTCCGAGTTGTGCTCAGCCTCACTAACACCACGAACCCCGAGCAAGGCGGTGCCAATGAGGTAGACAGACATTGTGATACGGCTGTCTGCCGCGGCAGCTTGATTGCCGATAAACTCG